CTAAAGCTGTTAAAGAAACTGCTATTGCAAACGCAAAACTTGCTCTTGAAGAAGCATTCACACCACATCTAAAATCTATGCTTTCAGCAAAATTAGAAGAAATGGACAAAGAAGACGTTGACGAAGGATACGATAAGTATGAAGAAGACGACGTTAAAGAAGAAATAGACACTAAAGATGACATGAAAGAAGAGAAAGAAGATATGGATGAAGCTAAAGAAGAGCTTGATGAAATTAACCTAGACGAGTTACTTGCTGAACTTGAATTGGATGAAGACAAACGTACAGATGCTGAACAAGAAGGCTATAAGGACGGATTCGAAGACGCTAAAGACGACATCGAAAAAGAACTTAAATCTATGAAAGTATCAGAAGAAGTATCCGAAGAAATTACTGAAGATGCTAGAACTGATGCCGAAGAAGAAGGCTACGAAGATGGTATGAAGGACGAAAAAGAAGACATGGAAGATGACATGGACGACGAGGAAATTGACCTTGAAGATATGTCAGAAGATGACTTAAAAGGATTCATTGAGGATGTTATTAAAGATTTAGTAGCAGACGGAACAATTGAAGCTGGTGAGGATTTTGAAGAGGAAGATATTGAAGACGTTGTAGACGTAGAAGATGTTGAAGATGTAGATGTTGATGTAGAAATCGACGAAGCAAAAGACATGGACAAAGGTGAAAAAGGTGTTGGAAACGAGGATGGAGACAAAGATGACTCTAAAGTTGAAAAAGAGACCGAAAAAATGAGATTCAAAGAAGCAATGGAAGAAATTCAGGAGCTTAAAAAAGAATTGAATGAAGTTAACCTTTTAAATGCTAAACTTCTTTACACAAACAAAGTTTTTAAATCTAAAAACTTATCTGAAGACAAAAAAGTTAAAGTGCTTAAAGCATTTGATAAAGCGTCAACAGTAAAAGAAGCTAAAGTTATTTTTGAAACATTAAACGAAGGTTTAGTATCAAAAACAGAAACTAAAGTAAGACCACAAGGTAGTGCTTCTAAAGCAACTGGAACAATAACTGAAGCTAAAAAACAACCAATTATTGAAAGCAATGATGTATACAATCGTATGCGTAAACTTGCTGGATTAATTTAAAAAACAATTAAAATAACCCTTAAAAAACTTTAAAAATGAGCTTAAATACTCTATTAGAAAGCGCGAACCCATACCAGTCTTTACAGTCTGACGCGGCTAGATTAGCTAGTAAATGGGAAAAGACAGGTTTATTAGAAGGTTTGAATGGTGCCCACAAAAATAATATGGGTCTTATTCTTGAAAACCAAGCTAAACAACTTGTTGTTGAATCATCACAAACTAGTGGTGGTGTAGGAAATGGTGGAACATTCACTTCACAAACTGGCGTAAACGTTGGTGGACAGTGGGCTGGAGTTGCTTTACCATTAGTACGTAAAGTATTCGGACAAATTGCTGCACAAGAATTTGTATCAGTACAACCAATGAATTTACCTTCTGGACTTGTATTTTTCCTAGATTTCCAATATGGATCTAGTAAATCTCCATTTACTGCTGGTGGATCATTATATGGTGACAAAGGTGGTAATGAACCTTTCGGTAACACTAACACAGGTGGTCTTTATGGATCAGGTCGTTTTGGATATTCTATTCAAAATAGTGAATCTTTAGCTATTACTTCTGTAAGAAGTAATGCAGATTGGGTTGACTTTAACTTTAACTCTGATTATTCTGCATCTGCTGTTGCTGGAGATTATCAAAAAGTTGTTGTAGATGCAGCAGACTTAGCATTTGGTGATTTTGAAGGTGTTAAAGGATTCCAATTATTTACAGGATCTACAACTGCTGTTGTACCAACAGGATCTGATGGTTCTGTAGCTGGTGTACAAGTATCAGAATTTACTACATACGATGCAGTAACTGAAAAAGTAACATTTATCTGTTTAGATACTGCTATTACAACTAATGATGTAAATGTAAATTACCAACTTCAACCAACTGATAATAACAGAGGTGATTTTGAAGCAGGTAACCCTAATCCAAACTCATACAACGAAACTGGTCAAGTAATTCCAGAAATCAACATCCAGATGCAATCATCTGCAATTGTTGCTAAAACTAGAAAACTTAAAGCTGTATGGACACCAGAATTTGCACAGGATTTAAATGCATACCATGCATTAGATGCTGAAGCTGAATTAACTTCAATCTTAAGTGAGTACATTTCTTTGGAAATTGACTTAGAAATCTTAAGTATGCTAATCGATTCTGCTGCTGCAGGAACTGAAAATTGGTCAGCTGTAAACAATGAAGCTATCTCAGGTGGCGGAAATGGTACTATTACAAATCTTGGATTCTATAATTCACAAGGACAATGGTTCCAAACATTAGGAACTAAAATCCAAAAATTAAGTAATATCATTCACCAGAAAACTTTACGTGGTGGAGCTAACTTTATGGTTGTTTCTCCAACTGTAGCAACTGTTTTGGAATCTATTCCAGGATTTGCTGCTGATTCAGATGGTGATGCTACTAAAGCAAGTTACGCATTTGGTGTACAAAAAGTTGGTGCTTTAAATAGTCGCCAAAAAGTATACAAAAACCCTTACATGACTGCTAACACAATCCTATTAGGATATAGAGGTACTCAGTTCTTAGAAAGTGGTGCTGTATTTGCTCCTTACATTCCGTTAATCATGACTCCACTTGTATACGATCCAGATACGTTCGTACCAAGAAAAGGTCTATTAACTAGATATGCTAAGAAAATGGTTAGACCAGAATTTTATGGTAAAATCAATATTTCAGGTTTAAATACTCTATAATAATAGATTAAATCTTAATTAGAATTAACCCGGTCTTTGACCGGGTTTTTTTTTGTTTTTAATATGTATAACAAAATGCGTTATATACAAAATATATTTATCTCATTATATAGCTATATTAATTATTTATGGTTTTTTAACGTATTTACAACGGTTATATTTTTTAAGTACATAACCACAAACCTCAAAGATTCATGGCAAGTAAACCCTATACGGACGATGTATATCGTCCTAAAAGAATTCCTAAAAATCCAATTAAGTTCAAACTCCAACTTAATGAAGAACAAAAAGAAGCAAAAGCAATCATACTTGAAAACACAATCACTCTTTTAGGTGGCAGTGCAGGTAGTGGAAAAACATTATTAGCATGTAATGTTGCTTTAGATGGATTGTTACGAAGACAATACAATAAAATAATAATAACTAGACCTACGGTATCAAAAGAAGAAATAGGATTTTTACCTGGTGATTTAAGAGAAAAAATGGATCCTTGGGTTCAACCTATTTACCAAAACTTCTTCCAGTTGTATGATAAAGTTAAAGTTGAAAAACTTATTGAAGATGGTAAAATAGAAATAGTACCAGTATCATTTATGAGAGGTAGAACATTTTTAGATTCAATAATTATAGTTGATGAAGCACAAAATGTTACTCATGAACAAATGGAAATGATTACATCACGTTTAGGTTTAAGAAGTAAAATGATGGTATGTGGTGATGCCCATCAAACTGATTTAAAGAAAAAAGGTGACTCCGGGTTTAAATTTTTATATACAGCTGCAAGACGAATTAAAAATCTTGAAGCTATTACTTTAACTTCTAACCATAGACATGAAATTGTAGAAGATTTATTAGAATATTATCAAGGGGCAGTTGAAAGGGGTGTAAGTATTACTACATCTGGTTCATATATTTATACTAATAAAAATTAGCACCATATTTATAATAAAATATTATTATGGCATGTAACCCTACTGGTTCCCTTACAGTAACTATATCAGAAGCAATTAGATTACCTAATGGTAATATGGAAGAGGCACTAAACATTTCGGTTATTAAAGATATTAACCAAATAATGAGAAGAACAGACACTATTGCCCCCGCATTTAGTGGTAGTGGTATAGAAATCTTAAAATTCTCAGATTCTGAAGAGCAACAAACTGCAGGTTCTTTTGTAAGAGATACAGTTAAATATATGAGATTTACAAATCTATGTTCAACCAATTTTGTATCACTATATTTAATTCAAGACAGTCCAGAAGCCCAAAACCCAAATACAGATAATGTAGGTTCAGGGGATGAAACTTTATTTAAATTAGATGCTGGAAAATCTATGGTATTTTCAAATGGTCAATTTCAAGGAACTGATTATTATGATTATGCTGTAGAAGGGTATGTTGATATTCAATATTTTTCATCTTTTTCAACTTTATCTTCTATAAAAGCAAAAGCAGATACAGCAGATGTTCAAATAGAATATTTTATAGCTTCTTCTTAATATTTATAACAAAATTAAATTTAATAAAAAAATGGCATTAACATACAGAACAGGCTCAGATGGTAAAGGATCAGCTTTAACAATTACTGAAGTAGATAACAATTTTAGACACTTTACAGGGTCACATGCAATAACTGGTTCATTAACAGTATCAGAATCTTTAAATGTAGGTAACTCAATATCTGCTTCATCAATAACAATTGATTATGACAATATAGGAGGATACGCTTTAATAATAACTAGTTCAGATTCATTCCAAACTTCAATGTTAATTTCTAATTTACCAACAACAGAACCTTTAGTAACTGGTTCAGTATGGTTATCTGGTAGTGGGGCAGGAGATGCTTCAGGGTCAGCATATTTGATGGTATTTAATGGGTAAATATAAAAAATAAAAATAAAATAAAATTTAAGGCCTCAATTTGAGGTCTTTTTTTTCATATTTATAATAAAACTAACTATATTATGAATGTACCTATATATGATGGTAATCCACTTTGGAATCCCGATTCAGTGCCTTTTAAGTTTTATAACAATAGTATTGATTTTCAAAAAGATTGTGTAAAAGTAGCTGAATTCTGTGCTATTAGATTAGGTTATCCTCTAGTAGATATAGAATTACAATCAGGTTCTTTCTTTACTGCTTTTGAAGAAGCAATTACTGTATATGGAAATGAATTATATTCTTATCTTGTTAGAGATAATTTATTAACTTTAGAAGGATTTGAAATAGAGGATTTTGTATTCTTAAATGATAGTATTGTAACTCCTAATTTAGGAGCTGTAATTAGAATGTCTGAACAATATGGTGCCGAAGCAGGTACAGGAGGAAATATTCCTTGGTATAAAGGCTTTATTCCTTTAACTTCAAGTATTCAAGACTATGATTTAAAAGCATGGGCAGAAGAAAAAAATATAACAGGTAGTATTGAAATAAAAAGAGTATTTTATCAAGAACCAACTCCCGCATCAGCTAGATATTTAGCACCCTTTGATGGTTTTGGGTTTGGTGGAGCAGCAGCTGCTGGGTTAACCGGACTTGGAGGTTTTGGAGGTGGAATGGGTTATTTAATGATGCCTCTTAATTATGATATGCAAGTTATTCAAGCTATTGAAATGAATGAAATGGTTAGAATGTCTAATTATAGTTTTGAAATGCATAATAATGTTTTAAGAGTATTTCCAATCCCAGGACCTTTTACTCATACTAATGATGATGAAATGATTAGTGGTTCATCTGTAGGTAATATGTGGTTTGAATATATTAAAGTAAATGATAGGGCAAGTGGAAGTGTAGACCCAGCATGTGGTCAAGTAACAAATGCTTCTAATATGCCTTATGCAAATCCTGATTATAATCTAATTAATTCAATTGGTAGACAATGGATTTTTGAGTATACTTTAGCTTTAGTAAAAGAAATTTTAGGGTATGTAAGAGGTAAATATAGTACAATTCCTATCCCTAATTCAGATATGACATTAAATCAAGCAGATTTATTGGCAGCAGCTACTGCTGAAAAAACTGCTTTATTAGAAAGATTAAGGACATATTTTGATGAAACTTCTCGTTCTTCTTTATTAGCTAGGAGAGCTAGTGAAAAAGAAAGTAGAGATAAAGAATTAGAAGGAGTTCCAACATTTATTTATATAGGATAATATGGCAATGTACACAGGACTTAGGGATGTATCTCTCCTAAGAAAATTAAACAGAGAATTGATGGGCAATATTATTACCCAACAATGTGCTATATATCAATTTAAACTAGAAGAAACTAAAGTTAATATTTATGGTGAAGCTGCTGGTGAAAAATTTTACAATGGTCCCTTTTTATTTAATGTATTAATAAATAGACAAGACCAACAATATGGTGAAGATGAAGAAGGAATACAATTTAATCAAGCTATTGACTTTTACTTTTTAAGAGATGATTTAAAAGTAGCTAAGGTAATACCAGAAGTAGGTGATATTATATTGTACCAGGAAGGATACTATGGTGTACAAAGTACAGTAGGAAATCAATACTGGGGAGGAAAAAACCCATCATATCCTAATAACAATTCTGATGGTACTCCAAACCCTTTAAATCCAGACTTAGATAAATTTGGAGAAAGTGTATCAGTATTAGTATCAACATATTATATTCCAGCTGATAAAGTTGCAATTTCACCTTATAAAGAACGTTTCTAATGGCTATAAGAAAACCCATTCCAAAAACTCAAAAAGAGCTAAGTATAGATCAACAAAGACCAACTTCAGCTAGATATGGTAATCCAAACATTCCATTACCTGCAAACTTAAATGAAAGTGGTATAAACTTTAATAGATCTGAAAAATTATCTTGGAGTGGTGATACTACAAAACCTTTTTCTATTGGTATAAAAGATTTAGATGAAGCAGTATTTTATTATTTTAATGAAGTAATTAAGCCTTTTGTTTTTCAAAATGGTGAAAGAAGAGAAGTACCTATAATATATGGTTCCCCAGAAAGATGGAAATCCTTTCAAAAAGATAATTATTATAGAGATAAAAATGGTGCTATAATGTTACCTATTATAGTATTAAAAAGAAATTCTATAACAAAAGATAGAACCATATATAATAAGTTAGATGCTAACAGTCCTAATTTATATGGTAGTTTTCAACGAGCTTATAATCCAAAAAATTTTTATAATAATTTTGATAATATCAATAATGCAGTACCCTCAAAACAATTTTATGCTGTGGCTGTCCCTGATTTTGTCAATATAGAATATAGTTGTTTAATTCAAACATATTATATGGAACAATTAAATAAAATAATTGAATCATGTGAATATGCTTCTGATGCTTATTGGGGTAATCCTGAAAGATTTAAATTTAGAGCTTTTATTGATAGTTTTTCTACTGAAACTTCACTTACTCCTAATAAAGATAGATTAGTAAAAGGTACATTTAATATAAGATTAAGAGGTTATATTATCCCAGATACTGTTCAAAAAGATATGAATTCAATTTCTAAATATAATACAAAATCTAAATTCATAATCCAAACAGAAACAACTTCAAACAGTCTTCTTTTTGATGCTGGGGTAACTCAAACAAAAGATGGTAGGACTAGAGTAGCTCTTGAATCTGAAGGAGGACTTAGTGATATTTATGAGAAGAAACGAGATTCTAACGAATAAAATAAAAAATAAAAATTAATGTCTAGTAATATAAGATTTGTCGACTCCTTAAAAGTAGGAGCATATAATACTCAGAATACAGGAGGTGGTAGTATAAGTATCATAAATAATATTGATAATTATGTATTAACAGCTACGGGTAACGAAGAAATAGAAGGAAATGCCCAACTCCAATTTGATGGTACTAACCTAGGAATAGGAGGACCATCAGTAGGTGCTAGGTTTGAAATCAATGATAACACCTCTAGTGATTTAATGATAATAAAAAATGCATCAGATAAAGGTTTAAAAATAAATAATAGTGGAACTTTACAATTATTTGAATTTATTTCTTTACCCCCTGCAGTAGAAGGAGGAATAGCATTTGTTTCAAATGAATTTTACTTAGGTTTTTAACCTCTAAAGAATAATTTAATACGTATAATAAAATATAACATCACATAAATAATAAAAATAAGCAATGGCAAATTGGAAAAAAGTAATAGTTAGTGGTTCGGATGCTGAATTAGCAAAAGTATCATTAACAAACTTAGCAACACAAGCATCAGAAGAAACAGTATTAGTAATTAGCCCTGCTGGAGTTGTAGGTACTAGAGAAAGTGCAGGATCTTCAGGATCCTCTGGTACATCTGGTACATCAGGTACAAATGGTACATCAGGCTCTTCAGGAACTAGTGGTAATGATGGTACATCAGGTTCTTCAGGAACTAGTGGTAACGATGGTAATCCTGGAACTTCAGGTTCTTCAGGAACAAGTGGTACTAGTGGAACAAGTGGTACAGATGGAACAAGTGGTTCATCTGGAACAAGTGGTATAGATGGTAACCCAGGTACATCAGGTTCTTCTGGAACAAGCGGTACAGACGGTTCTTCTGGTTCAAGTGGAACAAGTGGTGTAGATGGTAACCCAGGTACATCAGGTTCTTCTGGAACAAGTGGTACAAGTGGTTCTTCAGGATCTTCAGGCACATCAGGTACTTCAGGTACAGATGGTACAAGTGGTACAGATGGTAGTTCAGGTTCAAGTGGTACTAGTGGTAATGATGGTAATCCTGGAACATCAGGTTCATCAGGAACTTCAGGCTCTTCAGGCTCTTCAGGAACTTCAGGCTCTTCAGGCTCTTCAGGAACTTCAGGCTCTTCAGGTACTTCAGGCTCATCAGGTACATCAGGTGTTATTAACATAACTAACACAGGTAATGATAGAGTTTTAACTGATATTGATGGTGAAAGTGCTAATGCAGAACAAAATCTTACTTTTGATAGTACTGGGGGTACTACATTAGGAGGTTTATTATCTGTAACAGGAGATGTAGTAATAAGTCATGATTTAACAGTACAAGGAACAGCATCTTTCCAAAACTCAGAAAATTTATTAGTTGCTGATAGATTTATTTTATTAGCTTCTGGTTCAAATGCTGTTGGAGATGGTGGTATTGTAGTACAACAAACTACACAAGATTTTGGAGATGTTTTTGCATTTGACGGTTTATCAACCGAAAGATGGGGATTAACAAGTTCTTTCCACGCTAGTGGTTCAACATTTATCCCAGATGCCTTTATGGCAACTGCAGTAATTGGTACAGGAGGTGCTTTACCTGCTTCAGTACCAAGTAGATACCAGGCTGAAGGAAATATATTTACATCTGCTTCAGGTGATATTTATATTTATTCATAAAAAATAAAAAATAGTTATTATATAAAAAAAAAGTTTATGGCATTTAGTTCAAATAATACTAAAGTAAAAGGTGTACCCAAAAATAATTTGAGTACACCTATTACTCATAATATAGAGTTAACAGATAAAGAAGTTGAACTTGTATTAGTTACAATTAAAAATAGTTTATTTAAAGGAGAATATGTAGAAACCCTATTTAATTTAACTTTAAAATTACAAGAAAAATACAAACAAATTAAAAAATAAAAAAATGAGTTATGTCTTACAATTTAACAAATCTATCTTTAAGAGAATTACGTGCTCTTAGAAAATCTACTAATTACATCCCAATTACAGGTATTGATGCAATTTTTATAGGTACTATACAAGTAAAATTAAACCAAAAAATAGAATCTATAGAAAAGTTAGAAGAAGAAGAAAAAACAGATCAAAATTCTTTACCACCTATTAAATAGGAAAAATATAAATAATATTTATAATAAATATTAAGGCCCGTAAGGGAAGTGGACTGGTAAAACAGTAGCCAACCTAATAAAATAGATATGCCAAATTGGAAAAAAGTAGTACTTAGTGGCAGTAATGCTGAATTAAGTAAATTAACATTAACAGATCTTGCAACCCAAGGCTCCCAAACTAATACCTTAGTTATTAGCCCTACAGGAGTTATTGGTACTAGAAATAATGCAGCTTCTAGTGGAACTTCAGGCACATCAGGCTCTTCAGGTACATCAGGCTCATCAGGCACTTCAGGCACTTCAGGCACTTCAGGTACAGATGGTACAAGTGGTACAGATGGTAGTTCAGGTTCATCAGGTACTTCAGGAAATGGTACAAGTGGTTCATCAGGAACTTCAGGTATAGATGGTAACCCAGGAACTTCAGGTTCTTCAGGAACTTCAGGTATAAACGGCACATCAGGCTCATCAGGTACTTCAGGTTCATCAGGAACCTCAGGCTCATCAGGAACTTCAGGTTCATCAGGCTCTTCAGGTACTTCAGGAAATGGTACAAGTGGTTCATCAGGAACTTCAGGTATAGATGGTAATCCAGGAACTTCAGGTTCTTCGGGAACATCAGGTATAAATGGTACATCGGGCTCATCAGGAACTTCTGGTGTAGATGGTAACCCAGGAACTTCAGGTTCTTCGGGAACATCAGGTATAAATGGTACCTCAGGTTCATCAGGTACATCGGGTTCTTCAGGAACTTCAGGTATAGATGGTAACCCAGGAACTTCAGGTTCATCAGGTACTTCAGGAAATGGTACAAGTGGTTCATCAGGAACTTCAGGTATAGATGGTAATCCAGGTACATCAGGCTCATCAGGAACTTCAGGTTCATCAGGTACTTCAGGAAATGGTACAAGTGGTTCATCAGGAACTTCAGGTATAGATGGCACATCGGGTTCAAGTGGAACTTCAGGTTCTTCAGGTTCATCAGGAACTTCAGGTTCTTCGGGAACATCAGGACAAGATGGTAACCCAGGAACTTCAGGTTCATCAGGAACTTCAGGCACAAGTGGAAGTAGTGGTACAAGTGGAACTTCAGGAACTAATGGAACAAGTGGTAGTTCAGGTACATCAGGTGTTATTAACATAACTAACACAGGTAATAATAGAATTTTAACTGATATTGATGGCACAAGTGCTAATGCAGAAGCTAACCTTACTTTTGATGGGAGTTTATTAACATTAACAGGACAAACAACACAAACAGCTAATTCTATAAATATTGTAGATATAACTCAAGAAAGTGATTTTCCTTCAACTTTAGCTGCTAATACAACGTATAGAGTTAATGGAGAAGTTACTATGACTAATGGTTCTGAACTTACCGTTGGAGGAGCTGGGGTTTCTATTATAGGAATTGATAAAGAAAGAGATAAAATAATATATACAGGTACAGGAACATTTATAACGGTAACTAGTCAAAATTTTACAATGCAAAGTGTTTGGTTATCTAGTACAAATTCATCAAGTACCTTAATTGAAGCTACTGATATAGCAACTTCTGCTGGTTCTTATAATTTTGGTAGAAGTAAATTTTTAAATTTAATAAACGTTCAATATAGAAATATTGCAGGAAATGTTATGGATGTTAAAGGTTTTGACCTTGTTGATTTTAATAACACTACATTTTTCTATATATCATCACCTACTTTTGGTTGCAGGTTTCAAGATGTTTCTAAATTAGAAATTAGTTCATGTGAATTTATTAGATGGTTCTCAGAATCTTCTTTACCAACCCCTAGTGGTTTTGCTACATGCCCTATGATTGAACTTCAGGCAAATGGTAATTTAAATGCAGGGTTTGGTGCTATAAATATAAATGGATGTATAATTCATCCCCAACAAACACAAGATGCATTAAATATTAGTACATCATCTACTACCGGTTTTGGTACAGTAGTAGCAAATGCATTTGTAACTGTAGGTTTAACAACAGGAGTTATTTTAGCAGGAAGTACATATAATGATACCTCAATGTTAAAATACGATGTAGCATCTAATCAAGGTCTACAAGATAGTAGAGCTTTTATATTTGCTTATCAAACTGGTACTGATGCTCAAGGTGCTACAACAACATATACTGATTTAAGTATTGCTACTATTAACTCAGGAACAGATCAAAGGTTTAGTATAATTGGGGGTAGTAGTCTACGTTATATTGGTTCTAAGCCTTTAGAAATATTGTTTAATGTTAATTTAACAGTCGGAGGTGTAGGAGGTAATAATGAATCATTTGATTTTACTGTTACAAAAAATGGTACACAAGTTACTGGAGTTGAAGGAAGTATAGAATTAGATAGTGGGGAGGTAGGACCCGTAGCTTTATCTGGCCTTGTTTCATTAGTTCAAAATGATGAAATATGGGTACAATATAAAAGTCCATCTAATGATAACTTTACCCTTGAAAATTTTTCAATAGTAATAAAAGAATAATATGGCCAATTGGAAGAAAATAGTATATAGTGGTAGTAATGCAGAGTTAACTCAACTTAAGCTAACAGATCTTTCATCCCAACCATCTGAAGAAACTACTTTAGTTATTGACAGTTCAGGTCTTATAGGTACTAGAGAAAATGCAGCTTCTAGTGGTACTTCAGGATCAAGTGGTACTTCAGGTTCTTCAGGCTCATCAGGTTCTTCAGGCACCTCAGGTACAAATGGTACATCAGGTTCTTCGGGCACTTCAGGTTCAAGCGGCTCTTCAGGCTCTTCGGGCACTTCAGGTTCTTCGGGTACTTCAGGTTCAAGCGGTTCTTCAGGCTCTTCAGGAACATCAGGTTCAAGTGGCTCTTCAGGAACTTCTGGTATAGATGGTAATCCTGGAACTTCAGGTTCTTCAGGTACTTCAGGTTCAAGCGGTTCTTCAGGCTCTTCAGGCTCTTCAGGAACTTCAGGTTCAAGTGGTTCATCAGGAACATCAGGAACATCAGGTTCAAGTGGCTCTTCAGGAACTTCAGGTACAAATGGCTCTTCAGGCTCATCAGGTTCTTCAGGAACTTCAGGAACTTCAGGTTCAAGTGGTTCTTCAGGAACAAGTGGAAATAGTGGTACTTCAGGATCATCAGGTACTTCAGGGTCATCAGGATCATCAGGTTCATCAGGCTCATCAGGAACTTCAGGTTCAAGTGGTTCATCAGGAACATCAGGAACTTCAGGCTCTTCAGGAACATCAGGTAATAGTGGTACTTCAGGTTCTTCAGGTACATCTGGTAGTTCAGGTAGTTCAGGTAGTTCTGGTACTTCAGGAACAAATGGTTCATCAGGTTCTTCTGGAACATCAGGTACATCTGGTTCAAGTGGAACTTCAGGTTCTTCAGGTTCTTCAGGCTCATCAGGTTCTTCAGGCTCATCAGGCTCATCAGGAACTTCAGGTTCATCAGGTACAAGTGGTTCTTCAGGCTCTTCAGGCACATCAGGTTCATCAGGAACTTCAGGACAAGATGGTAATTTTGGTGGTGCTACCTTTAATTATACATTTGATACTAATGTAGGTGTATCAGACCCTGGTACTGGTGATGTAAAGTTAAACAGTACAACTCAAAATTCAGCTCTAACCTGCTCTATTAGCCAAACAACTGAAGATGGTGATGATATAGAAGAATTTTTACAATCTATAGATGCTTCTACATCAGCTGTAAAAGGTCACATAAGAATATCAGACAAGTTTTCTCCAGAAAATTTTATATTATTTTCAATATCTGATTTAACAGATCAAGGAGCATGGTGGACAATAAATATAAATGAACAAGCATCATCCGCGGCATCTCCATTTAGTAATGGAGAAAAGGTTCTTTGTTCTTTTGCCTTAGTAGGTGATAGAGGAACTGATGGTACATCAGGTACATCTGGTTCAAGTGGAACTTCAGGCTCATCAGGCTCATCAGGAACTTCAGGTTCATCAGGTACAAGTGGTTCTTCAGGCTCTTCAGGCACATCAGGTTCATCAGGTTCATCAGGAACTTCAGGTTCATCAGGAACTTCAGGCTCTTCAGGCTCTTCAGGCTCAAGTGGCTCTTCAGGAACATCAGGCTCAAGTGGTTCTTCAGGAACAAGTGGAAATAGTGGTACATCAGGTTCATCGGGAACAAGTGGAAATAGTGGAACTTCAGGTTCTTCAGGTACTTCAGGTTCAAGCGGTTCTTCAGGCTCATCAGGCTCATCAGGAACTTCAGGTTCAAGTGGTTCATCAGGAACATCAGGAACTTCAGGCTCTTCAGGAACATCAGGTAATAGTGGTACTTCAGGTTCTTCAGGTACATCGGGATCAAGTGGTTCATCAGGTTCATCGGGCTCATCAGGAACTTCAGGTTCAAGTGGTTCTTCAGGTACTTCAGGAAACAGTGGTACTTCAGGTTCTTCAGGAACAAGTGGAAACAGTGGTACTTCGGGTTCATCAGGAACATCAGGTAATAGCGGTTCATCAGGTTCATCAGGAACATCAGGTAATAGCGGTTCATCAGGTTCATCAGGAACAAGTGGAAACAGTGGTACATCAGGTTCATCAGGAACAAGTGGAAACAGTGGTACTTCAGGCTCTTCAGGAACAAGTGGAAACAGTGGAACTTCAGGCTCAAGTGGCACATCAGGCTCTTCAGGAACTTCTGGAACATCTCCAACAATATCAAACCAAGGTGATAACAGAGTAGTTACATCTGATGGAACTGTTAGTGGTTTAAATGCAGAGGCTAATTTAAATTTTGATGGTACTAATCTATCAGTAGGTCCCCATTTTGCAATACCATCTAATTGTTATAACTCTATTTTGGGAGGAGCTCAAAATACAGCATCAGCAGCATTCTCTACAATAGCTGGGGGGTGTCGGAATTATATTGCTTCAAATGGTAATTATCATACAATAGGAGGAGGTGTTTTTAATTGCATTAACGTACTAGGTGGTGCTTGCAATAATAATTTTATTGGTGGTGGACAATCAAATGAAGTTGGAGGCAATATGTCTTTTGGTGCAATTGTTAGTGGTTGTTGTAATGCAATTACAATAGGTGGTGGAAGAGGGAATATTATAGGGGCTGGTGAGCTTAATGATATATGTAATAGCACTAATCGTTCTGCAATTGTAGCTGGTTGTGTAAATGAAATTTGCAACTCTTGTCAGGTATTTATAGGGGCTGGACTTTCAAATGGTATATATTCAACAAATGCATTTGAATCAGCTATTGTTGCAGGAAATACAAATAGAGTGTGTGGTGGTAAAGCTTTTATTGGTGCTGGAGCAAATAATTGTATTTCATCTGCTGGTACTTGGAGTGCTATTTTAGGAGGATGTAATAATAATGTAAGTAAACCAATGTCTTTTGCTTTAGGATGTAGTTTATCTACTGCTTGTGGTTGTACAACTTATATGAATAATACCGTTATAGGATGTCATTTACAAGTTGGTGGTACATCAACACTTAATACAACTGCAGGTAGAATTGATGCAACAAATGATGTTGTAGCATTTGCAACTTCTGATAAAAGGTTAAAATGTTGTATTAAACCTATTAAAAATGCTTTATGTAAAGTAATTGGTGTAAGTGGTAATACATTTAGTTGGAAAGAATTAACCCCAGAAGAAGTACAAAATATTCATGGGAATAAAGGAAAAGATGTAGGGGTAATTGCTCAAGAAATAGAATCTATCCTTCCTGAAGCTGTTACTACAAGAGATAATGGTTATAAAGCAGTTAATTATGAAAAAATAATCCCTTTATTAATTGAAGCAGTTAAAGATCTAACAAGTAAAGTAGAAAAACTAGAGTCTAAAAATAGGTAGGAAATTATAAAATATTTTCTTATATTGACCATATGAAGTTATGTATAGTTACAAATTATATTGGAAAAGGGTATGTAAATGAATTGCTTATCTTAGATAGACTAATAAAAACATTAGATCTTAAACCCCAAGATATATATTCTATTTCAGATACAAATAAGTCATATGAGGTAAATAAAAAATATACTCATACTTTATTATTATTAGATTTTAGTATATCAACAACTTTATCAATTACACCTTTTTTAGATAATATTAAAATTCCAAAAATATTTGTTATAGATTCTATCCCTGAAGTCTATAAAGTTTTAGATAAACAAGTATTAGAATTAAAAAATTCATTATCACCTAGCAGTTTTATCTCACTACCTAAACCATTACAGAATGGAATATATGAAACATATTCTGATGGTTTTGTTTTTTATAGTAAATTAGATTTATCTCATTTTGAGTATTATTATGATTTAAAAAAACCAAAACCTATTATCATAATTCCTCCTTCTTTAGGAAAAAAAACAGATATTAAACTTAATTTATCAAATTTTAATCCAAATAAAAATATAGGTTTTAATGGGGTCCCTTCTTATGAAAATGGAATACATATAGTTGCTAATTCTCTTTTAAATTTACCTGAATATAGTTTAGAAATATATGGTAAACATGGAAGAAGTATTGCTCATACCACTGAATTAGTAAATAATATATTAAACCTTGATTCTAATATTAATTTTAAAGGACAATTAAAAAACCCTGATAAATTTTACAAAAACAATCATATATATTCTAGTATATCAGTTTATAATTCTTTTGATGTATTTGCTTTAGATAATCTAATAAATGGGGTAATTCCTGTAATATCAAATTCTACTCCCCTATCAGAACATTTTGAATTATATCCTTTTATAATTAATCCAACTGTTGAAGAATTTACTAATTGTGTAAAAAAAATTCAAAATACTTCTAATACTGAATTAAAAAATATTTTAAGAAAAAGTATTAAAGAGTTTAAAAAATTTAATGATAAAGATTCAAAATTAGGTTATCAACAATATCTTAACAATTTTTAATATGTCTAATAAATATTCTACATTTGGTTTTGATAAAGTTTATGTTATAAATTTAAAACGAAGAAAAGATAGAAAAAAAATATTAATTGAATCTTTTCCAACAATTGATTTTACATTTATAGAAGCTATAGATAGTAATGATCTTAACCAAAAACAATTATTAAAAGATAAAATATTAAATTCTTCTTTTTTTGATCCTCATGGGATGGTAAGTATGGGGGTATTTGCTTGTGCCTTATCTCATAAAAAGGCTTGGGATCAAGCTTTATCTGATAAAGTTGAAAATGCTCTTATTTTGGAAGATGATGTTATTTTACAAAAACCTTTTAATATTTTAAAAGAAGATGGAAGTTTTACTGATCTATACCAGGATATGTTAGATGAAATTAAAAATATTGATTATGATTTAATTCACTTAGGAAAAAAATCAAGAAATACTATGGGAATAAATGTAGGTAAATATTTAACTTATCCCACTCCTTATACAAATTATAATGGAGCACATTCATATCTTGTAACTAGGGATATGTTAAAAGTTTTAACTAATAAAGTTTTACCTATTAAAAATGCTGCTGATACTTATTTAGAACATTTTTATAATACTCATAATTCTTTTACATTTAAAGAAAGTATTTTTCTCCAACGATCTGATGTTGAATCTTTTTATTTAGGTGATTCTGATACTTATTTTAATGAATATAGAAAAGGAGGTGGAAAAGTTGGAATTTCATTCGATGAAAATGGTAATATTTTAAACAAAAATTTAGCAAAATACATAAAACATCCTACTAATGTAAATGATTTCCATGAAATTGTACTTTCAAAACCTAAATTTGGTCTTCAAAAACTAACAAGTAAAGATAGTATTAATTATAATTTTTTAGGTATAACAAAATTAATTTCATTCCTTTCTTTAAATTTAAAAACAAGGGGTAAAATGGTAGAAATAAATAGCCATTTAGGAGAAAATACTTTTTATTTTGGAGCTTGTGGTTTATTTTCTAATATATATGCTATAGACCCATTAAAAGGAGAAGATAAGTTTAATATAACCCATAATATGACTTGGGATGATATAGAAATAGGATTTAATAATAATAATTATTTCCATGAAAATATAAAATTAATCAAATCCCCCCCAGAAAATATAAGTAATATTCCTTCTAAACTTTTATTTGTATATATTAATAATAGAAAAAATAAGGATATTAACTCACTTGTAAAATTATATTTACCTAAACTAGCTTTAGGAGGGTATATTGGGGGAGATAGATTAAAAGATGCTCCTAAAAATTCAATTAACTTCGAAGATGGTAGTTGGTTAATTAAAAAAGAAGACTATGAATTTTAATATAAATAAATTTAATGAATTAGGGTATGTAATTGTAAAAGATTTTATATCTCAAAAAAAATTAAATAAAATATTAAAAATATCCCAAAAACATTATGATTATTCTTTAACTTTAAAGGAACATAAGGGTAATTATAGATTAAATAGTCCTACAAATTTAAATAAAATTGAAGGTGCTTGTGAATTCGAACCTGAGTTTTTAAATTTAGCTAAAAATAAAACATTAATTAAAACTGCTAAACAATTAATCAATACCCAAGAAACTTTAGATGTTTATATATCTAAATTTTTTCCTATGAAACCTAAAGTTGGTATGTCTACATATCTTCATCAAGATAATTTTTATTTTAATGGTGATCCTAATACTATAATCAGTTGTGCTATTTATTTACAAGATACAGATAAAAATAATGGTTGTTTAAGAGTAATTCCTGGTTCCCATGAAATAGGGATAATACCCCATAATGCTATTTCTCATATAGAAGGAATAAGTTGGATTGATGAAAATAGAATAAACCCCAATTGGGTATTAGATTTAGAACTAAATGCACCCTATGCTGTATTTTTTAACATAAATCTAATCCATGGGTGTTATAATAACATCTCAGATAAAACAAGATTTAGTCTAGCATGGGAATATATAGAATCAAGTAATAATAATGTTGCATCTTCTTCCGAAAATTGGTGTGATAGAAATTTAGTAGGATAATATGAAGTCATTAAGATTTAACCCTCCTCTAGAATGGAATTTAAACCATAAAAATAGATACTTTTTCGGTTTTTTTGATTTTTTAAATGAAATTGATGCTTATTATCAATCAACAACATTAAAACAAACATTAACTCCTACTTTAAATTTATTAGAAATTGGATCTTATATGGGTGAATCAACTTCTTTATTTGCGGCAACTGGTTTATTTAAAGAAATCCATTGTGTTGATCCTTTTAAGGGTGAAGAAAAAGCTAATAAATATTTAAATGAAAATTGGGAGGATGTATTTAATGAATTTAAAATAAATACTAGACATTGGGATAATATTATTCTACATAAAGACTATAGTTATAATATAGTAAATAATTTTCCTGATAATTATTTTGATGTGGTTTATATAGATGCAAATCATGAGTATAAAGCAGTTAAACAGGATTTAAATTTATGTTTCCCTAAAATAAAACCAAATGGAATTATATCGGGTCATGATTATAGTAAAACTTGGCCTGGAGTAGTAAAAGCGGTAAATGAGTTTTTAGAAAAAAATACTGATTCTTTATATCCTAATATGGTATATAGTGATGAAACATGGATTAAAGGATTAAATAAAAATATTTAATAATATTTATAATAAAATAAAAATAAAATGGTACATAAGTGGATAGTTAATGATATGCATAGACAAATTAGTGATAATTTAGTATACCATATAGATTTTAGAGTAGAATCAGAACGTGAAGGATTTACTGCTAGATATGTAGGTGAAGTATCACTCACAGGTTCTATAGATAACCCTGATTTTATTCCTTATGAAGATTTAACTGAAGAAACAGTAATAGAATGGGTAAAATCACAAGTAGATGTATCTAATATTGAAGAAAATGCTGCTAACATAATAAGTGATAAGATTGGTGAGAGTTTTCAAAACCCCCCAACAATTATTAATGGGTATCCTTGGGAGTAAAATTCTTCTATGGAATAAATAGGAAAAATTAAATTAGTTTTATATATTATAGTTACAAATAAAAATAAGTTATAGATGAATATTATCTTTCAAATTGAAGGAGGACTTGGTAAGTCAATAATGGCAACTGCCATAGTAAAAGCCATTAAAAACCGTTATAAAAACGCGAAACTAATAGTTGTTACCCCATTTACTGATGTTTTTTTAAACAACCCTCAAATACATGAAGTTTATGATATTAATCAAATAAATGGTTTATATTTAAAATATATAAAGGATCAAAAATGTAAAATATTTGCATCTGAACCCTATAAAACATCTGATTTTATTATTGATAAACCTACATCTTTATTAAAAACTTGGTGTGAGTTATTTGGAATTAAGTATAATAATGAACAACCTCAAATTTATCTTACCCAACCTGAAATTGATTATTTTTCTCCCTATTATACAACTGATAAACCTATTATGGTTATTCAACCTCATGGGGGTCCTCCTAATATTAGTAGCCAATATTCTTGGACTCGTGATATTCCAACCCCTATTGTCAAAAAACTTATTGACCATTACAAGAAAGATTATACTATAATCCATATTAAAAGAGAAGACCAACTAATATACCCAGATACTTTACAAGCTATAGATGGTTATAGAAGTATAGCAATTCTTCTTCAAAAATCTAAAAAAAGACTACTAATAGACAGCTTTGGTCAACATATGGCTAGAGCATTAAATAAAAAATCTACAGTATGTTGGATAAACACAAAACCAGAAATATTTGGATATAAATTCCATGATAATATTATATCTAATCCTTACACTAAAGATATTCCTTTGCATAATATAGCATACACCCCTTTTTCTTTAATTGAAAACATATCTAGTATACCCTACAATAATTTAGATGAAGTGTTTGATATAAATAAAATTATTACATCATTAAATAAAGAGTAAATGTTAAAAAATACTAAAATTTTAATTTCTAGTTGTTATATAGGAACAACAGGTTTTAATAACCATTCCCGAGACTTTTTTAGAACTCTATCTAATTATTATCCTTTAAAAATTAGAAATTTTACAGTTCCTAAATATTTTGATGGTATAATAGATGAACCTTTTAATAAAGAACCATATATAACTGATTTAGATAAAAAACTTATAACCCAACAAACTTTATTTGGACCCGATAAAAAATTATATGATTATGATGTTTATAAAGATTATCCTAATGAACTTGATCATAATTTAAATATAGTATTAGCAGAAGTAAATCACCACTATTTTTATCAAAATTATGAGGGACCTAAAATTGCTTATATTGTATGGGAAACAACAGAATACCCAACTACTTTCTATAATAAAATAAAAGAATATGACCAAATATGGGTACCTTCCCAATGGCAAAAAGAATGTAATATAAACCAGGGAATCCCTGAATCAAAAATTAAAGTAATCCCAGAAGCAGTAGATGGAAAAATATTTAAACCTAATAGTAAGGCAACCCTTTCGGAATATGATGATGGAAGATTTAAGTTTATTCATTTTGGTAGGTGGGATTATAGAAAATCAACAAAAGAGGTAATTGAAAGTTTTTTAGAAGAATTTGATAAAGATGAACCTGTAGATTTAGTAATATCTATAGATAATATGTTTGCAAAAGATGGGTTTGAAACAACAGAAGAAAGATTAAAACATTATAAACTAGATGATCCTCGAATTAAAATAAAACATTTTCCTACTAGGGAAGAATATATAAAATATCTTCAAAAAGGCCATGTATTTTTATCTTGTGCCAGATCAGAAGGATGGAATTTACCCTTAATAGAAGCTATGGCTTGTGGTACTCCTTCTATTTATTCAAATTGTAGTGCACAACTAGAATTTGCTGAAGGTAAAGGGTTACCTGTAGATATACTAGGCACACAACCCGCTATTAGAGGAGAATATAGTACATATTCACAATCAGAACTATCAGGAGAGTTTTATATACCAGATTTTGAACATCTTAAGGAGGTAATGAGGGATGCTTATGATAATTATGATTACCATAAAAAAATAGCTTTAAAAGAATCTAAAGAATTAAGAAAGAAATTTACTTGGGAAAACGTAGCTAAAATTGCAGATAAAGAAATACAATCTTTTGTAAAAAATCCCCCAAAAAACACTATAGAAATTAGCTTTTATCAAGGAGTTAAATTAGAGGTACTTGGTTCAAATAAAAAAGAATATTTTGTAGAATTTATAAATTCTGATACTAATAAAGTAATCCATTCTAGTACCATTAAAAATAATATGTGGACTAAATGTAATCATGAATATTATGTTCCTTGGATTATTAAAGTTAATGGGGAAATAATTCATACTTTTGATGTAACGAACAAAGTAATAAGAATATCTTTAGATTCTAAATCTATAGGGGATACTTTAGCATGGACTCCTCAAGTATTAGAATTTCAAAAAAAACATAATTGTAAAGTTGTAGTTAGTACATTTCATAATGAATGGTTTGAAAACTTAACAGAATATAAAGATTTATTATTTGTAAAACCTAATGATATTACTTCTCAAGGATATGCTCATTATAAAATAGGTTGGTTTAAAACTAATGGAAAATGGGATAAAGGTGTAAAAAATAAAAACCAAGTAAATACCATTCCTTTAATTCAAACTGCAACTGATGCTTTAGGTTTACCATATAAAGAAATTAATTATGGAGTTGATTTTAAAATTGGAAAAAGACCAATTAAAGAAAAATACATTTGTATAGGTCCTAGAGCAACCTCTGGATTAAAAGAATGGCCTCATGATAAATGGAGAAATTTAGCAAAAAAACTACATAAAAAAGGATATAAAATAGTTAATTTATCCTATGAGGGGTTTTCAGGAACTAATATAATAGATAAAAAGAAACTTAATTGGGAAAAAACATTTAATTATCTGTATCACGCTGATTTATTTATAGGTTTAGGTTCTGGTTTATCTTGGGCAAATTGGGCTTTAAATAAACCAACTTTAATGGTTAATAATTTTATTCCATTTGGTTATGAATTTACAAATAATTTAACTAAAGTAGAAAATAATACAGTATGTAATAATTGTTGGGTTAATAAAGATTTTACATTTGACCCAGGTAATTGGGATTGGTGTCCTAAAAATGAAGGAACATCAAAACAACATATATGTCAAAAATCAATTACAGTAGATCAGGTTTATTTAGAATGTTTAAACTTATTAGAACCTAAAGAAAATTATGAATTTGTTTGGGTAACAGGAGGAGATGAAAAATATCTATCTATGATAGAAGTTTTAGCAAAAAGTTTATTAAAACATTCAAAATATAAACTAATAGTATATGGGTTTAATTGTGACTCAAAAATTAATTTACCTAATGTAATAAATAAAAGAATTAACTTTGATCCTAAACCTATAAGATATACTAACAAGGAATTTGATTTAATAGACAAAGACTATTCTATATATTTTGCTAAGTATTTAACTAGTATAGACTCTTTAAAAACTGACTATAAAAATTTTGCTTGGATAGATGGTGATGCTTTTGCTACTGAAAATATTGATGATTCTTTAAAATACCTTTTAAACTTAAAGGATTATCCCTTATTTATGAGATATTTTGATGAAGATATGGTTCATTGGAGAAAATATAAAAATATTAAATTAGAGGGACATTATGGAGCTGAAGTATCTAATATTTTAGATATTAAAAGAAATCCAAATAATGTTATTATAGCAACTGGTTTTTACTTTTATAATAAAGATTCGGAATCATTTTTCCAAAGATGTTTAGACTTAAATAAACAACTAAATACCCAAAATCTCCAAATATTTGCCGACGATAACGCATTCTCAGAAGAAAGAGTAACTAATGCATTACTTTGGAAAGAAAATAAAACTAATTATTTACCCATTACATGGAATAATTATTATTCTCCTAAAGAAAAAGTTGTTGTAGATCAAAATATATTAGATAAAGGATTTGATGTTATGTTTGATGTAACAAACAAACAACCCTATTTTATACATGGTCCCGACCCATCAGTTGTCCCTAAAAATAGTAAAACTTTAGATCTAATGTATCAAGATCACCAAATAAAAAAATTAATGGTAGTATCTCATCCTGATGATGAATTAATATTTGGTGGCGCGGAATTAATAAAACATGGTCCGGAATATAAAGTTATTTGTCTTACTAATAAATCAAATAAAATTAGAAGTAAAGAATTTGAACAAGTAATGACAAAATTAAATGTGGGGTCTTGGGAAATATTTGATCATAAAGATGATTTACATAATCCACCTGAAAGATACGATATTGAATCTATATTATTAAATAGACAATGGGAAAAAATAGTAACACATAACCCTATAGGTGAATATGGACACCCACAACATAAAGCTGTGTTTAATTTTATTAAAGATTATATTGATAAAATTATTTTAGAAGACATATTATATGTATTCGGAAAATCCAGTACTAAACTAGATAAAAATATTGTGGATACTAAGAAAAATTTACTTACATTATATAAGTCTGAACAATCTATTATTAACCAGATATTAAATAATAAAGGAGATTGGTTTAAAAGTAGTAATAATAATATTAATTATATAGAATATGAGTCTGTAGAAAAGTATGAAGAAAATAAAAATAAAAACAACTATATAGCATGTTATGACAAATAATAATTTAATTATAATTTTATGTCATTGTGATACTAAAATTAAAAAAAAAATACTATTAGAAAATATTAAATGTTTAAAAGCTAAAGGTTTTGATGTGATGGTATTATCACACATCCCAATCTCTCAAACCCTCCAAAACAAAATAGAGTATTATATATATGATAAAAGTAACCCTATAATTCATTATCCTTATAGGGGAATGGTATTTTGGAAAACTTTAAATTTTAAAAACAACCCAATTAAACTACAAAACATTGTTGGGGATTATGGTTGGACAGCTTTTAATCAAATCTTATTAGCGGGGAATTTAGGGATATCACTTGATTATGAGTATTTTAGTTTTATTAATTATGATATTAAAATGAACGATTTAATTTTAGAATCATTATTAAATCCTGTACCCTTCTTAACCTCTAAAGTAAATGGGTTGCAAGATAAAAAAAATAGATTCCCTGGGTTTATGCTTAATATTTTATCTAAATCTAATTTAAAAAAAATATTACCTTTAATTGATAAGGAATTTTATATGTGTGATGAACATTCTTTTAAAGAAGATGGTAAATTTAAAGATGCTGAAGATTATTGGGGGCACCTTATACGTAATTTTAAATATAAAATATTCCCTGAAGCCATAGAAGATAAGATAAGCTATGAATCATATGATATTGATGGTAATCCAAAAGGTCCTTTTAATTTTATCCCTGGTTCACTTTTTCATACTCATTTTAAAATATTTTTTCAAAATTCTAATACTTTTAAAAAAATTATTACAGATAATTGGACACCTAGGATAATAATATATGATAATAAATTACCTAAATTAACTTTAGTAGTAAATAGTTTAGAAACCCAAATTTCTGGTAATCCTAATTTATGTTTAGACCTACCAGATGTAGTAGATAAAATAGGGTATATAATTGATGGTGAATACACAGATTTAACTGATGAGTATCATAAAGCTATATTTTCTACTATCAATTTTGTATAAAAAATTAAATATGTATAATTATAATAAATAAAAAATGAGTAAAATAATTAAGTTATCAAAAGAAGAATTAGAAATCCTTAAGGATTACCAAAAACAACAAAATGCTGTTACTTTTGAATTAGGGCAAATTGATATTCAAAAAGCAATTTTAGAAGGACAAAGGTCAATAGTTATAGATAAATTAGGAGATTTAACAGAAAAAACTAATAAAACTGCTAAAGAACTTCAAGAAAAATATGGAGAAGGAAATATCAATTTAGATTCTGGGGAATTTACTACAACAGAATAAATTTTTGAATCTTTTTCTAATATTTATAATAAAACAATATTAAAATAATATAAACAAAATGGCAGAAACATTAATATCTCCAGGAGTATTAGCAAGAGAAAACGATCAATCCCTTGTTACGGCTCAACCCTTAACTAGAGGAGCGGCAATTATAGGACCAACAGTAAAAGGACCGGTTGAAAAACCAACTCTTTGTAGTTCATTTAGTTCATTCCAAACAATTTTTGGCTCTACTTTAGAAAGTGGTTCTAACGACTATACTTATCTAACCTCAATTTCAGCAAATAATTATTTCCAACAAGGTGGAACTTCTTTGCTTGTAACTAGAGTAACAAGTGGTAGTTTTACACCTGCTATATCAACAACAATCCAAAATAATATTGAAGCAGCAAATGCTGGTTTAATTGGTGATTTAATTAGTGGATTACAACCAAATGAAGGTAGTGGATCAACTGCACCTTCAACATATTCTTCTGAAGATCTTATTACAAATACTGGAACAGGAGCAGGTGCTCAAGCAACTGTTGTTACAAGTAATTCAAATGGGATACTTATTGGAGCAACAACCTTAAATATTGTAGGTTCTGCCCCAACTACTACGTTAGATGACACTACAGCAGCACAAGCTATTACTACAACTTCTGGAACAGGAGCAACAGTTACAATAACATCAGCAGGAAGTACAATTACTACAGTTACTATAGTTGCTGAAGGAACTTTATATGCTGCAGGTGAACAAATTACAATAACAGCTGCAACATTAACTGGTTTAGGAACTTTAGGAACAGTAACAGGAGATTTAACCTTTGAAATTTTACAACCCAATATATTAACAGAAGTATCATCAGTAGTAATTACACAAGATGGAACAGGCTATGCCTCAGGAGATGAAGTAAGTATAGCAGCAGGAGATATTGGTTCACCAGCCGTAGCGCCTACATTTATTCTAACGGATGCAATGATAGAAAATGAAGCAGCATTTGTTTTAGAAACATTATCAGAAGGTGTTATAATGAATAACACATCACCAGCAGGAGCTGATACATCAGGAATAGAATTAACAAATGGAGCTTTATCAAGTGGTTCTGCGGATAATATTAGATGGGAGATTGGTGCTGTAAATACATCATCAGGTGCTTTTTCATTATTTGTTAGACGAGGTAATGATAATAATAATCAAAAAGTAATCTTAGAACAATTTAATAATATTTCTTTAGATCCATTTTCACCAAATTATATTTCTAGAGCAATTGGTGATGTTACTTCAAATGTAGTAGTAGCCCCAGATGGCTCAGGAACATATTTACAAGAATCAGGATCTTATCCAAATATTTCAAATTATATAAGAGTAAAACAAGTAAATTCAAACACACCAAATTATTTTGATAATAATGGTATTGCAAAAAGTGAATTTACAAGTTCTTTACCACAATTAGGATCAGGTTCATTTGACCAAGCAGTAGGATCTAATTTAAATAGTGTAAGTGCAAATTTATTCTATGAAAAAATTAGTTCAGTAAATACTCAAGGTTTAGTTGGAGAAGATTATACAAATGCAATTAACTTATTAGCAAATCAGGACGAATATCAATACAATGTAATTTCAACTCCAGGTTTATATTATGCAAACTATGCTGTACAATGTAATGCAGTTAAAAATATGGTTATTGCAAGAGGAGATGCAATTTATATAATGGATTTAGTAAAATATAATACGGCTATCGGAACTGTAAACCAAAATGCAGCCGCTATTGATTCAAGTTATGCCGCAGCTTATTGGCCTTGGTTACAAACTATTGACCCAAGTAGTGGATTATTAGTTTATGTACCAGCTTCTACAATGATACCAGGAGTATATGCATTTACAGATGCTTCTTCAGACCCATGGTTTGCTCCAGCAGGTATTACTAGAGGTGGATTAGGTTCTGTAGTAAGAGCAGAAAGAAAATTAACATCTGCAAATAGAGATACTTTGTATGAAGCAAATGTTAATCCGATTGCATCATTCCCACAACAAGGAGTTGTAGTATTCGGTCAGAAAACACTACAAAAAGCAGCTACTGCTTTAGATAGAGTAAATGTACGAAGATTATTGATTACACTTAAAGATTATATTTCTCAAATTGCTGATAATTTAGTATTTGAACAAAATACAATAGCAACAAGACAAAACTTCTTAACACAAGTAAATCCATATTTAGAATCAGTACAACAAAGACAAGGATTATATGCCTTTAAAGTAGTAATGGATGAAACAAATAATACACCAGATGTTATTGATAGAAATGAATTAATAGGTCAGATTTTCTTACAACCAACTAAAACAGCTGAATTTATTATACTAGATTTCAATGTATTACCAACTGGAGCAACATTTCCAGCATAAAAACTAAAAAGATAAATATTTATAATAAAATAAAAAAATAAAATGGCAGTATTAAACCCAAACGAAATATTTTTCACAGCTTTCGAACCAAAACAAAAGAATAGATTTATCTGTTTTGTAGATGGATTCCCCGCTTACATTATGAAAGGTGTAGGAGCTGTAACTGTAGAACAAGGATCAGTACCTTTAAATCATATTAACGTTCAACGTTTTGTAAAAGGGAAAACAACTTGGGGTACAATTGAATTTACATTATTTGACCCAATTACCCCATCTGGTGCACAATCAGTAATGGAATGGGTTAGATTACACCACGAATCAGTAACTGGTAGAGATGGTTATAGTGATTTCTATAAGAAAGATCTTACAATCAATGTACTAGGACCTGTAGGTGATATCGTCTCAGAATGGATTATCAAAGGAGCAATGATTACAAATGCTTCATTTGGAGATTTTAACTGGGATACTGAAAATGCTGCTCAAGAAATTACAATGACAGTCCAACCAGATTACTGTGTATTAAATTTCTAAAAATTTTACTCACCCCTAATTTGCAAAATAGCTTGGCTTCGGTCAAGCTTTTTTGTATTGTACATATGTATAACTGACAAAACGTTTTAACCAAATAAAGATTATGGCTGAATTTAAATTCCCAACAGAAGAAATAGAATTACCATCTAAAGGATTAATATATCCTAAAGACAATCCCCTATCTAGTGGTAAGGTAGAAATTAAATATATGACCGCTAAGGAAGAAGATATTCTTTCAAATCAAGCTTATATTGAGAAAGGTATAGTATTAGATAAATTATTAGAATCTGTAATTATATCTAAAATAGATTTAAAAGATTTAATTATAGGGGATAAAAACGCAATTTTAATTGCTACTCGTATTTTAGGATATGGGTCTGATTATAAAACAACAGTTAATGGTAAAACAGAAACAATTGATCTTTCAGAATTAGAAAATAAAGAATTTGATAGTTCTGCTATGATTGAAGGCAAAAATGAATTTGCTTTTACCTTACCCCACAGTGATACAAATATTACATATAAATTGTTAACGGGTCATGATGAAGCTAAAATTGAAAGAGAATTAAAGGGACTTAAAAAAATAAATAAAAATTCATCTCCTGAAGCATCTACAAGACTAAAATATGTATTAACTTCGGTTAATGGGGAAACTGAAACAAAAAGTATTAGAGAATTTGTTGATAATTATTTTTTAGCACGTGATGCTAGAGCATTTAGAAAACATATAATTGAAACATCACCTGATGTAAATCTTAATGTTATTCTAGATGAAGGAGAGGAGGTAGTTGTGCCTATTGGGCTTAACTTTTTTTGGCCTGACTTTGGAGACAGCTCCTCAAATTAGATTAAACATATTTAAACAAATACATGAAATAATATTTCATGGTAAAGGTGGGTATGACTATATTACCATTTACAATATGCCTATATGGTTGCGTAAATTTACTTTTAAAGAAATAAATGATTTTTACGAGAAAAAAGCCGCAGCAGAAAAAAATGAAATATCTGCTGGTAAAACTTCATTAGTAAATTCAGAAGGTAAAGTAAATGCCCCTCAATTTAAACAAGCTTCTAAAGCATATGAAGGTAAAAGCAGCTATAAATAGTTGCTTTTTTTCATATTTATAATAAAATAATTTTATATGCCAATCGGAGACGGAAAAGCTAAAAAAGAAGCACAAGATTTAAAACAGGAATTAGCATTCATGTATGATGCTATTACTTCTTTAGGTGATAAATTAATTGATTCTTTTGAGCAAGCAGTTGATGAAGCAGGTAATATGAATAGTGCTTTTGAGATTGCTAGTAAAACATTTCAAAGAGGTTTAGCTGCAGATTTAAAACAAAGTGTAAAAAATACAGATGCATTAATTGATTTAAATGCTAAATTAAGTAGAGATGCTATTACTCAAAAAGATATAGCTAAAGAACAAGAAAAAATAGATTCTAACCGACTCAGGTTACAAATTAAAAGAAAAGCTTTAGGAAATAATATTACAAAACAACAACAAGAATTTTTTGTCTTACAGGAAGCTGAATTAGATAAACAACAATCTACACTTAATACTATAAATTCTAAAAATGATGCTTTACAAAAACAAAAAGGTATATTCCAATTAATTAAGGAAAATGCTGGTGGTTTAGCTGATAAATTAGATAAAAGTGGTACTCTATCAAAAATACTCCAAGGTAACATTTTAAAAACATTAACCCCTCTTAGAATATTTGAAATAGCTGTTTTAGGGATATTTAATGCTTTTAAAGGATTAGATAAAACTACAAAGGATGTTGCCCAACAATTAGGGGTAAGTTATCATGAAGCACAAGGGATGAATAAAGAATTCTCCCAAATTGCACAAGATTCTAATAGTATTTTTGTTACTACTCAAGGAGTTGCAAAATCTCAAATAGAATTATCTAAAATTCTTGGAACTAATGCAATGTTTACTGCTGAGATGTTACAAACTCAAACGCAGTTAACGCAACAATTAGGGTTAAGTGCCGAAACGAGTGGAGAAATTGCTAAACTTGGTTTATTAACGGGTCAGACATCAAAAGAAATAGCATCTAATGTATTAGGCCAATCAGTAGCTATGAATGCTATTAATGGTACTGCAATTACAGAAAAAGAAGTATTACAAGAAGTAGCAAAACTATCCAGTGCTATACAATTAAGTATGGCTAATAATCCTATTGAATTAGCTAAAGCAGTCCAAACTGCTAAACAATTTGGTATGGAATTAAGTGCTGTTGATGGTATAGCAGGTAGTTTACTTAATTTTGAAGATTCAATTAGCAATGAATTAGAAGCAGAATTATTATTAGGTAAAAATATCAATTTAGAAAAGGCTAGACAAGCAGCCTTAAATAATGATTTAGCAACCGTTGCTCAAGAAGTTGCTAAACAGGCAGGATCAGCAGCTAATTTTGCTAAAATGAATCGCCTCCAGCAAGAAGCATTAGCTAAAGCTGTAGGAATGAATAGAGAAGATTTAGCAAAATCTTTACAAGACCAAGAAATACTATCTAAATTAGGAGGAAAAGATGTAGATACAAAAGCTGCATATAATAGATTAGTTCAAGAAGGATACTCACAGGAACAAATAGCAGCTAAGCTAGGAGATAAAAAATTAGCAGATGCATTACACGCAGAATCTATACAAGATAGATTTAATGCTTCTATTAAAAAGGCACAAGAATTATTTGTACAATTAGCAAATGGTTTAATGCCTATTATTGAACCTATAGCTGATGCCGTAGGTTTAATGGCTAGTTTAATTTCTAAATCTATGGGCTTCTTAAAAGTATTAGGGAGTATAATAGCAGCTTTTAAAGTTATTAAGTTTTTAGGTGACGATGTTTATAGAAATGAATTATTACGTAATACTGCATCTAAATTAGGTTTAGTAACTGAACAACAAAAAGTATTAAATAAGGGTAGAGAAACAGCTCTAGCAGTAGAAGGTGTGACTGTTGAAAAACTAAGTAATTTCCATAAAAACCAAGGTTTACTTACTCAAATAAAAAACAATGCTATAGAAAAATCAAATTTAGTCTTTGGAAAAGAAGGTCTAGCAATACAAGCAAAAGACTTAGTAATGGAAAAAGCAAAATTAGTCTTTGGAAAAGAAGGTCTAATAATGAAAACAGGAGAACTTGCTATATCAACTGCACTTAATATTAAAAAAGGTATTGCAAATACCTTATCAGCTGCAGGAGTAATGCTTGAAGGTCTTAAACTATCTTCTCTTATAACACAGGGAGCAGCTATGGTATCACTCATTAAAAAAGGGGCTATATTTTTAGCCCAACAGTTAGCAACAGCAGCAGCTTCTTTAACAACAAATGCAGCAGTAACTTTTGGAATTGGGGCCGCTATAGCAGTAGGAGCAGCTTTAGCTGGTTATGCTGCTTTAAAAGCAATAACAGGTAATGATGTAATGTCACCTGGTTCTAATACATCAGGATATGGTAGCAGAACATTAATGGGTCCTGAAGGAGCAATAGCATTAAATAATAGAGATACAGTTATAGCGGGTACAAATTTATTTCCTAAAGAAAATGAATCAATAAACCCAAATTCAGAAGTAAGTAAACCCCAACAAACAATTGTACAACAACCTACAGTAGTACAACAAGATAATTCTAAACTAGAAAAATTATTAGAAAGAGCAATTAGTAGACCTGATCCTGTAATCCAAATGAATGGTGATAGATTAGGTACAGCGGTTGGGAAATATGCTTATTCTACTCAATAAACTATATTTTTATAATATTTATAACAAATGTTTAACAATTAAAATTAAAAATTATGCCTTTACTTAACAAACTTGAAACTGAAGGAACTGTATTGACCCCATTAAATGGTAATAAACCTACAGCACCTTTAAAAGGAGCAGGAACAATCCCAGTTAATGATACATTCTCTAAAGGGACATATGTAGACTATGTTTCAGATACCCCAAGAGCAGTAGATACAACAGGTAACATATAATAATGTATGCCATTAGTTAATCTACAAACCAACCTTAAATCTTTAAGGTATGGATATGATAGATTAGGAGCTGGACAAACTGATGGTAGTAACCAGCCCTATATTAAATCTTCTATACCAAGTGGATCAGGCCCTGGTTTAGGTGACACTGATTTTCTATTAAGAGGAGGATCTTTATTACCTAGAGCGGTGGGTAGAGATGTTTCTAGGTTAACACAAATGATGTTTGATTTTAAATCCCCAAATGGGCTTTTATTTTCAGTAAAACAAAACCTACTTTCTAGAAGTGGAGTTAATATTAAAGCTCAAGGTAAATCCAGTAGTATACTAGGAAACCCTAATAGATTACCTTTAAATAATGGTATTTATTTACCAACATCAACTATACTACAAGCAGCTGCAAACCCTTTAGGGGGACATTTACTAAAACAGGGAATTAATCCTTTTGAAAGTACTAATAATGTAGCTAATGGTAATTCTTTATCAACAGGTTTTAGTCTAGGGGGAGTACTCCCATTATCTCAACCTATCTATTTAGATACTACTGCCCAAAATGAAAGACAAAATCCAAATCTAGCCCCTACTAGTAGATTAATTCAATTTACAAATTCTTTTATTAAAGATGGCATATTAAAACCAGATAATCCTGGTAGATATGTAGTACAAGAAGCAACAGAATTATTTTCTTACTCAGGAGGACCAGGATCTACATTAGGTGTAGGTAAAACAAATATTTCTATATCTAAAAATAGAACAGGAAGAAATAATCCTTTTTTAGCTGGTGATAAATCAACAACCGATCTCTTTTTTTCAAATAGTAATAATACTACCCCAAAACCTGAATCTAATTCCTCTTTATTTAGTACAAACCCATCACCAACTCCAACGTTTGGAGCTGGGGTTTTAAATTATGGAAGAGAAAATTATTCTGTATTTAAAAGACCCTCAATTTCATATCAAGGGGCTAAAATTTTTAACTCTACATTAAGTAATGAATATTCTTTATTTGGGGGGACTGATTTATTTCAAGGGGAATATACCCAAGTAAATAATCTTAATATTCTCCAAAATTTTTCAACAAATGTATTCCAATCAGGTTCATTCCAAGCAAGTTCTACAGTTGATGGTTTAAAAAACACTTTAGACTATGATCAATTAATGACTGCAGGTGATTCTGGGTCAAGAGGGAGTACTGGAATTAATCCTGATTTTAGAACTCTAACACCAGGATCTTCTGCAACATCAATAGATTACACCCAACAAAATCAAAGAATAGAAGGTAGAGTAAATTTAGGAAATCCAGGAAGTAAAAATACAAGTACAAGTTATGTAATTGGTAATACTTTTTCAGAAAAGGGGTTAGATAAAATAAATGCATTACCTCTTTATCAATCTGAAAATGTTGAAACAGAAAGGGATATAAATGATTTAGTAAAATTTAGAATAGGAGTAGTTAATAATAATAATCCTGCTTTAAAAACATATATTCATTTTAGAGCACTTATAGATTCTTTTGAGGATTCATATGATGCAGAATGGGAAAGTAAAAAATATATGGGCAGGGGAGAACCTTTATATAACTATCAAGGATTTGATAGAACTATTAATTTATCTTGGACTGTTGCTGCTCAATCAAAACAAGAACTAATACCTATGTATAAAAAATTAAATTATTTAGCTTCTGTGTGTGCTCCTGATTATTCTAATACTGGGTATATGAGAGGTAATTTGATAGAATTAACAGTGGGTGGTTGGTGTTACCAACAAATGGGAATTATGCAAGGTATAACTTTAGGAGTACCACAAGAATCACCTTGGGAAATAGGAATTAATGATTCTCAAATAAATACAGATGGATTTGATGCAAATAGAACAGATCCTTCTGTAAAAGAACTTCCTATGATAGTTAAAGTTTCAGGTTTTTCTTTTAAACCAATTCAAAACTTTGTACCTAATAAACAAATAAATACTTTTATTGATACAGGAGAAGAAGGACCTGATGTAAATGGTACAATATCTGGGTTTGGTCCCCAAAGATTTATTAGTTTATCTAATGGGTCAAATAGAGGAGATAATAATTATGACAGAGTAGAAACAATTTAAAAATATTAAATATGGGAAGATACTCAGGAATACCAGTTAAATCTACAATTAAAGGTAAAAGATATAAAAAACAAGTAAAGTATCCAGATATTCCTTTAAGCTTTAGTGATATATATGTTTACACAAGTATAGGAGATAGATTTGATATTTTAGCTCAATCTTATTATGGTGACCCTCAATTATGGTGGGTTATTTCTATTGCAAATCCCCAATTAGAACAAGAATCAATTTTCCCTCCAGATGGAATACAGATTAGAATTCCTGGGGATATTGGTAGTGTATTATTATCTTATGAGAAATTAAATGCAATTTAATTATGGCCGGAAATATAATAGGAGAACCTTTACATCCAGAAATTCTTAGGCAGATTAATAATAGACAGTCTGTTAGTGGTGCTGGTTATAGCGATTCATCTCTTCCACGTACTCCTCAAGTATTAAATTTTTTAAATAATAGAAATGCTTGGATAAAAATGGCATCTGGTATTTCTATTGGAGAAGAAGCACTATTTCAACTAGAAGAAATTTCTAAACAAGAAGGGGGTTATATTACTGGTCCCGAAATACAAGATTTACAAGGTATAGGTTTAGCTAAAAAAATGGTATTATTTAATACTATTCAATCTTTTGATAATGAAGGTAATAAACAATATAGTAGTAGAAGTGGAGTTAGAAATGATAATCTTTTCCAAAATAGCCTTAAAAAAATGTATGGGGGCATAGGTAGTAATTCTCAAGGCTTACAACCCGTAGGAGGTATTACTGGAATAACAGTTGAAAATATTAATAGAGGATCAATTGCTAAAGCTACTGTAAATATTAAAGCATATAATCGTCTCCAGTTTAATTTAATAGAATTAACTTATTTAAAATTGGGTTATATAATGATGTTAGAATGGGGTTGGGACAAATATATTGATGGAATAAACCAGTCAACAAAAGAAGTAACTTTTCAAGATATGCCTTATACTATTATTGAAAAAGAATGGTTTGGATCCCCATCTACCCAAAGGAATATGTTAAATTTAATTGAAAAAGGAAGAATTACACATAAAGGAAATTATGATGGGTTTTTTGGTAAAGTATCGAATTTTACATGGAAAGCAAATAATGATGGAAGTTATGATATAAGTATAGATTTAATTACTTTAGGTAGTGTTATAGAATCATTAAAAATTAACTTAACCCCACCAGTTCCAATTGATGAAACTGTAATTAAAAATAATCAAAAAAAATTAGCTGAATTATTAGATGTAGATGAACCAGATGATGGTAATTATGATAGCCCATTAATTAGTAATATGGGGTCAGATACCTTATCTAGATTTTTGTCTACAACAATACTTAATTTCCCCCCAGGAGATAAAAATCACGTTTATTCTCCAGCACTAGCAACAGAATTTATTCCCATATCATATGGTACAATAGGAGTAATTTCTACCACCCCAATAGTGGGGCAAATAATTGGTGCTGGTTTAGCACTTGCTAAATATTTAACTTCTTATACAGGTAATATTCCAGAAGAAGACCGTTATTATATACGATTAGGTGTATTTTTAAGTAAATTAAGAGGATTATCTATTCCCTATGTAAAAAATGGAGATTCAAAAGAACAACCATCATTAGAAATATCTACTTCGGTAAGTAATAATATTTGTAATTATGTTACTAATTTAATTCCATTAGATCCTTCTATATGTATTTTTTCAATTAAGTTAAGTGAAGAATTTGATAAAGTAACATTATTAGATGTTAATAATTATAATTCTAATATGGAAGAATTTGCAACTGAAGGTGAAGATGGAGTAGTATATGGGAAAATAATGAATATTAATATGAATATTAATTTTCTTCAAAAAGCAATTATAGATAATACCGATGAAGAGGGTAATTTAACATTATATAATTTATTAGAAAAAATATGTTCAGGAATTAATGAATGTACTGGAGGAACTACTAATTTAGAACCTTCAATTAAGGAAGATAATATAGTATATATTTTAGAACAAAATTCAATTAAAGGTTTAAATTTTGAAGGTGATACTGACACTGCTCCAATAGAATTACAAGGATATTCAGAAGAAGGAAAATCAAACTTTGTACAGGATTTTTCATTTAATACTAAAATTACCCCAGACATGATGTCAATGATTTCAATTGGAGCTACAGCTGAAGGTATTGATAGTAGACAAATAAATGTATCACCTTGGAAAAAGTGGTATAAAGGAATTATAAATAGGTATGAAGAAAATTATGTAGTTAAAGATAAAGATGATACTAAACCTGCTTATGAGCATCAATATTTAACTGACCCAAAAATAATTATAGAAAAATTTAAAAGTGATTTAGAAGCAGGTAATATAGATTATGACCATGTTGTTTTTCCTGGTTATGACTGGCAATGGGAAGGTCATGATATACCAGATATTAACCCTCCAGGATTATTTAATTCAGGATTTTTTACTTCTAATAGTACAGCAGCAAAAAACTTAGTAACTGGTGGGGCTGATAACCCAATATATTCTCCTTTAGCTTTAGAAGTTATAAAGAAAGTTCATGAAGCTGAAGAAGAAGATAATGTATATAAAAACGCAAACCCAGATATTACATCAGTAGGAGAAGAAGGAGACATACCCCCAGGCCAAGAATATATCCAATATTTTGTGGAAGCTTTTGGTGGTAATACAGGAGTAGCAGAAAAAAGATCATTTTGGCCTGGTTATAAAAAAATTAGTATTGATAGGGATGATAGTTTATGGTGGTATGGAAAAGATAATAGTGAATTTATTAATAGAGGTAAAACATCCTTTAATTCTTATCAAACCCAATTAAATAATTTAGAATCTAAAGAAAATAAATCAGCTAGTACTAATGGTTTTATTCCTGTTGAATTAGGTTTAAATGTAGATGGTATAAGTGGAATAAAAATTTATCAAAAATTAGAAGTAGCACAAAGATTTCTACCCGTTGCTTATAGCAAATCTTTAAGATTTCTTATACGTGGAGTTAATCATAAAATAGAGCAAAATAAATGGACAACAGAACTAGCAACTATTTCAACAACAATAAGTGATCAACCTCCTTCTACAATCCCAACTGCTACAAATCAAAATAAAGACAACCCTAACAAACCCGTAACCCCAGCTAGTAATATAGGACCAATCCCTCCAAAAAATCCTAATGAAAAATTAAAAATATATGACAATAGAACAGTAGCAGGAGCTCCTTATGATTCAAGAACATATAGAACATATCAAAGTATAGATTGGTTAGTTGGTGAAATGAATAAGTATACCCAAAACACATGGAAAGGATTTTTAAATACTTTAAATGAAAGATACCCAGGTTATGAATTAATAATTAATGCTACTTATAGAACATACCAGAGATCTATAGAATTAAAAACAATAAATTCAAGCAATGGAACCCCTGGATATTCTCCTCATAATTATGCTTATGCTGTGGATATGAATCTTAAAGACCCCGATGGAAATGTTTATTTAAAAAAGGATTACACAAAATGGAAAGAATCTGGTGTTCCGGATATAGCAGTAAATGAGTTTAAAATGAGATGGGGAGGAGAATTTAGTAATTATTTGGATTGTGTTCATTTCGATATCACTCCAGTTACAGATGCTTCTATAAGAAACGCAAGAGCAGATAATGAGGGTCTTCCACAAAAAGATTGGAATACCCAAAACACAAATTACGTATAATGTATTATCCATCATCACAAATAATCCCTAATTTAATTACTAACGGTGAAGAATTTATTTATTCTGCTACTGGAGAAGGATATGTTGGTAATTACTTTATTACTTCTGATGGTAAATTTTTTACTGGGAAAAATCCTAATGACAAACCTAATTTTAAATTATCTCCAAAAAACAACAGCCCCGAATCTATTGACCCAACACTATCAGAAAATATTCCTAATAGTTATTACATTTTAAATGATAGTTATTATTATTCTAAAGGAATAAATATATTTAATATAGGTAAACCCCCAGAACTCCCATCATCAATTTTCCCTACACCAACAGAAAAAGAATATGAAAGAGAAGAAATTCAAAGATATTTTTTAAAAAAAATAAATGAAATATCTTACATAGAAATTGATAATGACCAGTATAAAAAATATATTAAAAAATTAAACGTTGTCAATTTTGAATTATATTTACCATTTTCACTTCCTTGGATAATATCTGGTAACCATAAATCGGCATATGAAGTTAACCAATCAACAGTAAATAGAATAGAACTTAGGTTTAATATCCAAGGTTTTAAATCTTACTTTAAAGGTAGATTTGACCAATTATTTAGATATTCAAAAAATGAAAATCTTTATACTGAAGGTAAAGAATTTAGGTCTTTTAATAGTGGTAAATTATATAGGGGATATTATCATATTCACCCTGAAAAAGGAGCAATGGAAGGAAGGCAACATATTAAAGAACAACATTCTTTACTAATTCCTGTAAGTGGGTCTAATATCAATTATAAAGTAAATAAAACAGAAACACAAGTAATTAATAAATCTAGTGGTTATTAGATAAATATTTCGTATATTGAGGTAAAATGGTTATAAATGTATTGGTTAGTAGAAGACGAAAGTCAATTAAATGTTTTAATAAATAGTAGTTATAAAAAGGCTTTCATTGAAATAATCCCTTTTAGTAATGTTATTCATCCGGCACAAACTCATGTAAGTTTGGTGTATATTAGACCACTTGAAGCAACTAAAGGCTTTATGGTATGTATTACACATAGCGAATCTTTAAATGCGTTAAATACGGATGTAGACAAATTATTAGAAAAATTTAAAATATTATATTGTAGAGACAAAAAAGAAATATTACATTATTTCCCAAAATTATCTAAAACTCTTTATGACATCAACCCACCCCCTACTACGTATATACGACCTACAACACAAACCCATGATTTATTTTATAGACAACACAAGGATAACCCAGAATTAAACTTAATTATACCTATTGTTAAACACTATGAATTGTGTGAAACGATTTTTAAAGATCTAAAAGCGAATATTAATATAGAAAAAACAAAATATAATGAATTCTTTAACAATAAAGTATCCGTGGTATTCAACGCTATCGAGAGAAGTGGTATACGAATACACAATGAAACCTTCGAAAAATATTTCCATCCCGTTGAAGGTGAATATGTCAACACTCAGTTCAACTTAAAAACAACAACAACAAGACCATCAAATAAATTTAATAATGTAAATTATGCCGCACTTAATAAAGAAAATGGATGTAGAAAAAGTTTTATACCTCGTAATAATAGGTTTGTGGAAATTGACATTAGTGCTTACCATCCTAGCCTGTCTGCTCGTCTTATTGGTTATGATTTTGCCAACGTTGATATTCACGCGCATTTTGCTTCCCTATATGGAGTGGATTATAAAAAATCGAAAGAACTTACCTTCAAGCAACTCTATGGAGGTGTTTTTGAAAATTACAAACACCTGGAATTCTTTCAAGGAATCGAAAAATACGTAGGAGAACTTTGGAGTAAGTTTGAGAGCAACGGGTTTGTAGAATGTAAGGTTTCTGGATATAGATATGAAAAGGAAAACTTGGATAAAATGAATCCACAAAAGCTATTTAATTATATTTTACAAAATTTAGAAACATCTATGAATGTGTTGGTTTTATGGGATATTTTTCGTATATTGAGAGGATATAAAACGAAGCTAGTGTTATATACATATGATTCGTTTTTATTTGATTTAGACGATAGTGAGGAAAATATATTAGAAGAAATTAGAAATGTATTTAAAAAATATAAATTAAATATTAAAGAAATAACAGGTTATGACTACAACTTTACAGAATAATCCTAATACGTATAATACGAACTATGATGTATTAACATCATTCCAAAATTTAGGAGATTTGAATAATAAACTTTTTTGTACATTCACTGATTTAGATGGTCTGGATGAACTAATTGAAAACATAAAATCTAAATATGATATTATATATAACAAACTTTTCGTATTAGAAATTAAGGGAAAAGACGAATATGTAGTTACATATAATGTAGATCAAACTAATCTTAACTCTATTCCTAATAATACAATTTTAGTACATAGAAAAAAAGAATCTAATACTTTATACACTATTAATGCCTTAAATAAACTTATTAAGAAATTAAATGGTGGGGTTGTAGATACTAGTTATCAGATAGATTGGCAACATTATAGAAATTGTATTTTACTTACACAACATAGTGATTTAAACCAATTAAATACAAAAATTTATAAAATAATCGAAATTTAAAAAATCTTAAAAAATGAAAAAGTTATTATTACTTACAACTATATTATTATTTAGTTGTAACCCATCAAGTCTAACATTTAATGAAATGGTAGATTTATCTCAAAAAGAAGCCTTAAGTATTACACCTTTAGCTAAATTTTATGAAGCGTCTGCTACAAAAAAACAAAACGCAATTAAATCAATATTCCGAGGGGTTGAAAATTCCACAATTTTAGTAGAAGTAACAGCTAGTGGTAAAGTTAAATCTGAAGTTGTTGATTCTCCATTTTTAGAAGATGTTGTAATTTATTTACCTGTTAAAATGACCTTAGAAGAAGCAGAACAATTACTCTTAGATGCAGGTTACGGAACAGGAGTTGAAGGAGTTGCTGACTGGTCAATAGTAGTTTTAAGAAAACCATTAGGACCCGAAAAAACAGCTGCTTTATACATTTTTACTACAAGTAAAGGATATGTAAGTGTAAATACTATAACTAAAGAAGTATCACCTACTGAAACTCTTTTAGGTGAAAATTTAAGAGTACTAAGAATAGCTACGGGATTATTTGCTTTTTGTGGTGCTTCATCTGCTGTACCAACAGGTAAAAAAATGACTGTACAAGGTGTTGAATTTGATGAAGGGTGTGCTGTATGTCCCGTTTTAGAAGGCCCTTCAATATATAGTTTAGCAATGAATGGTAAAGGAACTTTAGGAGAATTTGATTCTTCAGATTTTAAAGCAACTCCTGATGGAACAGATAAAACAGTATGGTCTTTATTTTGGTATTTCAGTGATACGGATTCAATTCCACAATACAATTCTAATACTAAAGAATGGGAAGTAATTCCTCCTGTAAACCGTTCATTTGTTATTGATATGAGTTCACCATCTACAAGTGAAAGTGATATGTTTCAAATGCCCTGTGAAATTTGGAAAGAAGAAAATGGTATTTTATTATCTAAATGTTATGGTCCCCTTAATCATATGGCAGTACCACTTCGTACTCCACACCCCACAAAAGATGGACAAACATCAGTAACAGCTGCTCCAGAAGGATCACCATACCCTGTAGGTACACCAATTCCTACAAATAATTAAAAAAAATTATAAGAATATTTGGAATCGCGTTCCTTTATTCGTATATTAGATTACATATAAACAGTTATAATTAAAAAATAAGTTACATTTATGGATTTAACAATGCTTAAACAGAAATTGGATACCCTCCAATCAAAACCAAAGGGTGGTCAAAAGACCGATTATTCAACAATTTTTTGGAGACCTACAGTAGGTAAACAACAAATTAGAATTGTACCATCAGCGTATGATTCATCAAACCCATTTACAGAACTTAAGTTCTATTATGGTATTACTAATAAAGTAATGATTTCACCTACTAATTTCGGTGAAAAAGACCCTATTGCTTTATTTGCTCAAAAACTTAGAGAAGGAGAGTATAATAAGGAAAATTATGTACTTGCTAAAAAGTTAGATGCAAAAAACCGTACTTTTGTTCCCGTTGTAGTACGTGGAGAAGAAGATAAAGGTGTTAGATTATGGCAATTTGGTAAATTAGTATATGAAGAATTATTAGCACTTGCTGTTGATGATGAAATTGGGGATTATACTGATATTGTAAATGGTAGAGATCTTACAGTAGAAACAGTAGGACCAGAGTCAACTGGTACTCCTTACAATAAATCATCAGTAAGAGTTAGACTTAAAACAACTCCACTTAGTGGGGATGCTTCATTAGTAGAAAAATGGACAAGTGAACAACCAAATCCAGAAGAATTATTTAAAAGGTATACATTTGATGAAATGAAGTCTGCTTTAGAAAAGTGGTTATCACCTGAAGAAGATTCAGAGGAAGTATCTCCATCTCCATCAGAGTCACAACCTTCAACTAACTTTAGTTTAGATACTACAAAAGCTAAACAAAGTAAAGTAGATCAATTTGATTCTTTATTTGATAGTAATGAAGATAAAGATAGTACTAATGAAGTTGATGATCTACCTTTCTAAATATGGCGAAAAAAGTATCAAAGTCTCTCTCGGCAGCAGTGTCTGCCGAGATTAAGAACAAATTTGATCTTAATAAATTTAAATCATCTAAAGGTTTAAATAAAAACGTCAAATTTAAGGAACAACAATGGATACCACTATCCCCTGCCTTTCAAAAAGTAGCTGGAGTTCCGGGTATACCGATGGGACATATTTCACTCCTCAGAGGACACTCTGATACTGGTAAAACAACAGCTTTACTTGAAGCAGCAGTATCTGCCCAAAATATGGGAATACTTCCTGTATTTATTATTACAGAGATGAAATGGAATTGGGAACATGCCGCTCAAATGGGATTAGAAGTTAAACTAATCAAAGATGATGAGGATAATGTTGTAGATTATGAAGGTAATTTTATTTATGTAGATAGAGAAACTTTACATACTATTGAAGACGTAGCAGCATTTATTATGGATCTACAAAATGAACAGAAAAAAGGTAATTTACCTTATGATTTAGCGTTCTTTTGGGATTCAATTGGATCAATTCCTTGTGCAATGTCAGTTGAAAAGTTAAAAAATAACAATGAATGGAATGCAGGAGCAATGTCAACACAATTTGGTAATACAGTAAACCAAAGTATTGTAATGTCTCGTAAAGAATCATCCCCTTATACTAACACGTTAATTGCAGTTAACAAAGTTTGGACGGCAAAAGCAGAATCACCTATGGGTCAACCTAAAATGATGAATAAAGGTGGAATGGCTATGTGGTATGATGCTACATTTGTAGTTACATTTGGTAATATCTCAAATGCTGGTACATCTAAAATTAAAGCTATTAAAGGTGGAATGCAAGTAGAATGGGGTAAAAGAACAAACTTACAAATTGACAAAAACCATGTTAATGGTATGCAGTCAAGAGGTAAAATTGTTATGACTAACCATGGTTTTATCCAAGATACTGATAAAGATAA